GATCGATTTCCCAGAGCACCACGCTGGCCGACTGCTCCGCACGGGTGCATTCATTCAGTGTTTCCTGCCGGATATCCTGCATCAGTTCACCACCTGTTTAAACTCTGCGCTGAACTCAACACGCAACATACTGACCTGCGACGACCATTTTGCGCAGGTCACCTTTATCTGCCTGTAACCATAAGGCGGCGTCCACAGAAAGGCCTTCCAGCCTCCGTGCTCTGCCAGAAACGACTCCAGCGCCGTGGCCTCCTCACGGGAGACAGACAGCGTCACGCTGTACGTTTTCAGGTCAGCGTTCAGCCCGGCAGGCGCACGCTGGGAATAGCCATCACCAAAGCGCACCTCCCTGACGGAAGGAGCCGATGTCACATCCATCCCGGGTTTCACTTTCCAGCGGAAGGTTTTCATCGTCCACCTCCGGAGAACAGACCACCATCGCGCATCTGCCCGGTCACAACATCCATTGCCGCCTTACGGGCTACGTCATAAACAGCCTTCAGCGCCTGTGGCCCTATCTGCCCGTTCGTGCCGTCGTTGTTAATCACCACATGGTTATTCTGCTCAAACGTCCCGGACGCCTGCGACCGGCTGTCTGCCATGCTGCCCGGTGTACCGACATAACCGCCGGTGGCATAGCCGCGCATCAGCCGGTAAAGATTCCCCACGCCAATCCGGCTGGTTGCCTCCTTCGTGAAGACAAACTCACCACGGTGAACAATCCCCGCTGGCTCATATTTGCCGCCGGTTCCCGTAAACCCTCCGGTTGCAAAATGGAATTTCGCCGCAGCGGCCTGAATGGCTGTACCGCCTGACGCGGATGCGCCGCCACCAACAGCCCCGCCCATGGCGCTGCCGATACTCCCGACAATCCCCACCATTGCCTGCTTAAGCAGAATTTCTGTCATCATGGACAGCACGGAACGGGTGAAGCTGCGCCAGTTCTGCTCACTGCCGGTCAGCATCGCCGCCATATTCTGTGCAATACCATCAAAGGTCTGCGTGGCTGCACTTTTTACCTGCGACATACTGTCCGTGGCGCTCTCTTCCCACTCACTCCAGCCGGACTTCAGGCCTGCCATCCAGTTCCCGCGAAGCTGGTCTTCAGCCGCCCAGGTCTTTTTCTGCTCTGACATGACGTTATTCAGCGCCAGCGGATTATCGCCATACTGTTCCTTCAGGCGCTGTTCTGTGGCTTCCCGTTCTGCCTGCCGGTCAGTCAGCCCCCGGCTTTTCGCATCAATGGCGGCCCGTTTTGCCCGTTGCTGCTGTGCGAATTTATCCGCCTGCTGCGCCAGCGCATTCAGACGCTCCTGATACGTGACCTTATCGCCAAGTGCAGCCAGCTGGCGTTTGTACTCCAGCGTCTCATCTTTATGCGCCAGCAGGGATTTCTCCTGTGCGGACAGCTGGCGACGTTGTGCCGCCTCCTCCAGTACCGCGAACTGACTCTCCGCCTTCCACAAATCCCGGCGCTGCTGGCTGATTTTCTCATTTGCTCCGGCATGCTTCTCCAGCGTCCGGAGTTCAGCCTGAAGCGTCAGCAGGGCAGCATGAGCACTGTCTTCCTGACGATCGCCCGCAGACACCTTCACGCCGGACTGTTTCGGCTTTTTCAGCGTCGCTTCATAATCCTTTTTCGCCGCCGCCATCAGCGTGTTGTAATCCGCCTGCAGGATTTTCCCGTCTTTCAGTGCCTTGTTCAGTTCTTCCTGACGGGCGGTATATTTCTCCAGCGGCGTCTGCAGCCGTTCGTAAGCCTTCTGCGCCTCTTCGGTATATTTCAGCCGTGACGCTTCGGTATCGCTCTGCTGCTGCGCATTTTTGTCCTGTTGAGTCTGCTGCTCAGCCTTCTTTCGGGCGGCTTCAAGCGCAAGACGGGCCTTTTCACGATCATCCCAGTAACGCGCCCGCGCTTCATCGTTAACAAAATAATCATCCTTGCGCAGATTCCAGATGTCGTCTGCTTTCTTAAACGCAGCCTCTGCCTTAATCAGCATCTCCTGCGCGGTATCAGGACGACCAATATCCAGCACCGCATCCCACATGGATTTGAATGCCCGTGCAGTCCTGTCTGCCCAGGTCTCCAGCGTGCCCATGTTCTCTTTCAGGCGGCGGGTCTGCTCATCAAAGCCTTTCGTGGCGATATCGTTCGCCGCCTGTAAGGCCCCGGCCTCATCACCGGAACGCTGCAGCTGCGCAACATACGCAATCTGCTCTGCCGTCACGTTACGGAACTGGCGCGCCATCGCCATCAGTCCCGACGTCGGGTCAGTGGTCAGCTTCCCGAAGGCTTCAGCGACTTTATCCACCTCCACACCGGATGCAGACGCAAAACGCGCGACACTCTGGTTGATGGCATCAAACTGTTCACCACCACGCACACCGGCATTCACCAGGGCTGCCAGTGACTCTCTCGCCTGGTTAAACGTCAGCCCTGCTGCCTGCCCGGCTCTTGAGAGAGTCAGCATACGATCGGCAGTCAGTCCGGACTGATTACCGGAAAGAACCAGGGTTTTATTAAACGCTGAAAGCGTGGAATCTCCCTGGTACCAGGCGTACACCAGCGCACCTGTCGCCACCGCCAGCGAGGTGACCCCGACCATCGGCAGGGTGATCGCACCGGCAAGCCCCCTGAACATGGGGATCATCCCGCCGAAGGAGTCCTTCACCTGACCGCCCTGTTGCAGCAGGATCAGCCAGGGATTCTGACCACCGGCAAGCTGCGTGGCGATATCCGTAAACTGTGCGGGCAGGGTTCGCATGGCCGCTTTATACTGCCCGACGGAAATCCCGGCTTTTTGTGCAGCCAGCGCCTGGCGGCTCAGGCCCTGTTCAACAGCACTGGCGGTTTTTCTGACGTCAGTATCCAGACCTGAAAAATGACGCCTTACCCGGCTCATCTGCTCATCGAAACGGACAGCATCCAGACTCAGGTCAATAACAAGATCACCAACCGGCTGGGACATATCTCACACCTCCCGGAATCCCCGCTGAAGCCATCATTAATGCGGCATCATCCACCATGACATCCGCCACATCCGCAGACGATAAAATATCGCGCCCTCCGTCCCCACCGAACCGGACGCCTCCGGCAAGTCCTGCCGCTTTCTGCATCAGCATTTTGTCCTCATCCGGCCTCTCCACCTGCTCTTCCTCATGCCGGGGGACAAGCAGACTGAAATCAGAGGGATGCATATCCGGATCGCAAAAAAACAGGCTGAGTACAGCGTACATCAGCCCGGAAAAATGCATATCCAGCTGGGTATCCTGAAAATAATGCATGCGGTAAAAATGTCGCCAGTCGGCATATTCGGTGGATGTCATCCCGGCAAGCATGGCGCGCCAGTCAGGCCTCCCCATCTCACGCGCCAGTCTGAGGGCAAAATTCAGCTCGCCGTCGAAGACTTTCCCGCAGAAAAATCATCATCAGTAAGCGCGTTATTTTTCGCCACTTCGGTGATATCCGTATCCACATGAACAGCCCCGCTCATCCCGGACAGACGCAACACCACATCTTCCGCCCGGGCAATGGCATCAGCAGGCCAGGTGGTCAGCACCTCCTGCTCAATCTGCATCACAGCCTCATTCATTGACGGTGACCCCGTTTTCTGCGGATGGTTATGCCACAGGGACATCGCCACCAGAAACGCGCCGGTTCTGACAAGATCTTCCACGCTCACCTGCAGGTTACCGCTGGATTCAGCCTGTTCTGCACGCCGTTTCAGCAGGGCAAGATGCTCAATACGCTGCAGCGCAGACAACTCGGAAAGCGTGACAGACACACCGTTATATTCAAATTGTTCGGTTTTCAGAAACATGTATGACCTCCGTTTACCCTGCAGCGCCCGCTTCAGTAACGGTGACTTCAGCTACCGTGGCAAACTGACCATTACCGGAAATCACGGGGATACTCACTTTTCCAGCCTTAACCCCCGTCACAGTGATCACCATATCTTTCACAGCAATGGTTCCCGTTGACGGATCGGCGGAAACCGCTCTGAACGTCTTGTCGGTTGCACTTTCCGGCTCAAAAGAAACCGTCAGGGTTGTTGTTTTCCCTTTTGCCACCGTACCAGATGTCGGCGTCACCTTAATCGCAGTGACCGGCGTAATTTCGCTGCGTTCTTCCGCCACAGAAGGTTTACCCACGTTGGTCACTTTCACCGTGCGGGTGATCACTTCCTTCGCCGTTACGGCCTTACCGATACTGCTGACCCAGCCACGGAACACATCCACCGTGCCGTTCGGGAAACGGATTTTATAGGCCCGCACATCCCCGCTTTCAAACCAGCCTATAAGCCCTTTCTGACCTTCTTCTCCCGGTTTCCAGGCCAGCGTAAAACTGGTATCTCCTGCAGACTTCTGCCCCTGCCCGGTCGCGCTCCAGTCCGCGTCTTCATCATCCAGGTAGTTATCATCGTAGGGTTCTGCCGTCATCTCGCCCGGCGTCAGATCCTTCACCTTAGCCAGTCGCTGCCAGTCATCGTCTGACAACGGGTTTGCATAGGCGTCACCCTGACCGTTATAAACCCACAGGGTGGTACCGGCACCTTTTACCGGCTCAAGGGGATTTGGTGTTGACATATCGTCCTCACATCTCGTATGTAATGGAATAAGTCAGATCCGCAGAACTCCATAACGCCATATCGTCATCACGACGATACTCATAGCCCTGCGTAACCATCGTGGTAATCAGGTCTGCCAGTGCCGGGATCGCAGTCATCGCCGGATAAATCCGGCTTTCCATCCACGAATCCAGCTCCGAATCCGGTACCTGTGCTGGTAAAAACACCTCAATATGCAGTGTGGCCCGCCAGGTATCTGCATCCAGCTCTTCACCGGTATACTCTGCATCCGTCAGATAAACCGCGACCGCGGGAAAATCCTCTTCGTCAAAAACAACGGGGCGACCATCAAACAGCGTCGCCCCGTGTTCATGCAGCTCCAGTGCATCCAGCACTGCAGCACGGATATCAGTATGTTTCATCGTTTTATCGCAATCCTCAGTTGTTGTTTCAGCGCGTATGCCAGTTCTCCGGGCAGACGTTCACGCCGGATACGGTCAACATTCTCATCAAACGCCTGTTTCAGTGGGGCCGCCATCGGGATTTTCACCACATCAATGGGGTAACGGTTTTTCCCGACCACACGCTGCATGACATGCCAGCGACCATTTTTTAATCGCTGAATAAATGCCCGCTGATAACGATGCTGACCGGCTTTGAGTATGCTGTCCGGACGACGCCCCGGCATCCTGATCCCCAGCTTAATCACCGGGAGATCACCGCGGTTAACGATAATTCTGGCATTCGGATTTCTGACCGTGGCCCGTTTCAGTCTGGACCGTTCCTTTACCAGTTTCCGGCTCACCCTGGTCTCCCGGGCAACCTGTGACGAAGACTGATTAATCGCCGTTGTGGCCACGCGGTTAATGGCCATTGCTGAAGCCGCCGGAATGGCGTTTTTACGAACCCGGCTCAGATTTTCAATCGCCTGATCAAGCCCTTTTATCGCCATAATTCACCCTGCGTTTATCGTCGCCGGTTAACTGCCGGTGGTTGCCCACGGTTGAGCCAGAGATAACAACTGCCCCCGTCATCCGGAGAAACACGATCCACCCAGAATGTCTCACCATTAATGGTCAGCGTGTCACCACGCCGCACAGCACGAACCGTATCCGTCCGTACAAATAATGACGGGCAGCTTCCTTCAATACGGACCCCGCTACCGGCAAACCCCAGCGACTCCGGATCGTCAAAAACCCCCTGAACTTCGCTGCCACACTGTGCCCCCGAGGTGAACTGCGCACTGATGCCCATCACTTCAACAATCGTACTGTCCACCCCGGCAAGGGCGGCATCAAAGGCATTCTGAAAATCACGCATAAACAGCCATTCCACCATCAACGTGTGTTTTTGCATCTGAGGACATAATCAGAATCACCCGACCAACATCCGCAAGCTCAACGGATTCCCCCGTTTCACCATCAACGCCACAGAGATGGAGGCAGGTCAGAACTCTGATGCGCGTTAACGCGCCGGATGTTTCCTCACGAACATCATGAGCCGCGTTTTCCCTCTCCCGGATATCCATATTCATAACCTGTACATCATCGCCGGATGACTGCATTTCCTCTTCCCATTCTGCCACCCGCTGCGCTATCTCTGCGGCACTCCCGGATATATCCGGCTCACGCCCCAGAATCAGGGCCAGTTCATCAAGCCGTTTCAGATTTTGCTCTTTCGTTGCCATATCATCCCCCTGTGAAAAAAGACACGGGGGCATTTCGCCCCCGCTCACGGATTATTTCACCTGTACCACCACAAACTCATCCGGGTCCGGCAACACCATCAGCGGCGCGGACTGCGTCATGGTAAATTCACGGGCGGGATCCCCTACCGTCAGCCAGTGTTTCGGATAACGGGAAGAGGCCACCACACCTTCGGACAACGCCTGCGCATCCTGAATGGCACCATAGCAACGAATGCCCTCTGCTGCCGTATTCCCCAGGACCAGCGAGCCCTCAGGCAGATAACGTTTTTCGGTACCGTCCTCTGCCACATAAGACGTTTTTGCCACCACAATGGCCAGATCGCCGTAATACCCTTTGAAGGACACCACCGCGCCCAGGTCTTTCACCGCTGTTTCGAGTTGCGAATTAGAGCCGCGACGGGTATCCAGTTTTTCGCGGAACAATTTAAAGCCATTCAGCAGACGCCAGACGGTACCGTCCATAATGGCAATATTCACAAGACCGCTGGCCTGGTCGCAGTAGAGGTCAAGATCATGTGTAGGATCGAACGTGTCACGATCCTGTTTTGACCACTCCTTACCACTACCCTGAGTGATGTTATTCTTCGTCGACCTGCCAAAATCGACCTCAATTTTCTCGAACTGGTCTCCTTCCATCGTGTATTTGCCATACAGCACGGCATTCACCGCCTGCATTTCTTCCACCTGGACAATGGCGTGCTCTTCCTGTTTGAGGTTATCAGTGATGATACGCAGACGACGGTAGGCCGGGTCGTTCAGCTGAGCCGGATCTTCACCGGGAAGACGCTCAACCGCCTGCTGGTAATTAAATTCGTGTTTCGGCTTGACGTAGCCCGGACGTAACACGCGGGTTTCACCACCACGATGACGCAGCACTTTTCCTTCAACAACCGGGGAGACATAGGCCGCCACCGGCGTTTTTCCGGTAATTTTGTCCAGCATCACCTCTTCGGTATGGAAATTCACCGTACGGCGGAAAAACAGCTCCAGAAACAGCGCACGAAATTTCACTTTTTGTTCGGTATAACCGAGTAACTGGCGGGTCGTAAACAATCCCATAAATCAGTTCCTTTCATTCAGAAATCAGTCAGGCCACCGCGGTGGCCTGATAACGTGTTACGGCAGCGCCGCGTGACTCAGGGCACTGCCGGCAAAGGCATTTGCCTTTTTGTGTTCATCCACACTTTCAGGCCAGCGGATTGCCTCCGTCGCAAAGGTCCCCGACTTGTAATAGGTCAGCGCCGTCTCTGTGCCTTCAAGCGGCAGTACCAGTATGCCAACTGCACTACCGGCTTTCTGTCCGTCCCAGACCACCAGTTTCCCGGTGGCCTCATCCAGCATCAGTGGCGTCAGTGCCGGTGTTGCCGAGGAAATCCCGCTGCTGCCTGTGGCGGTATGAGCCGGATCATTACCGGCAAAAATACGTACTTCCGCACGCTGTTCAGTGATAGTTTTCGTCACCATATTGTAAAAACCTCCTGTTGATGGTCAGCACTGGCTTCATGGCATGGCCATGAGCATTTTCACGTCCGCATCACCGTCTGCTGACGTCTGTGGCACGCCACCCTGTACCGCTGCCGGTGAATGGTTCGCCATGATGCGTTCAAACAGGGCGGTTGTGGATGCAGAGACCGGTTCTGCCTTACCTGATCCCGCAGCCAGCACAGCCCGGGCGCTCTCCACAGTCATTCCCGGGCAGGCAGCCAGCTGTTCAGCCTGCGCCTCAGCCCCTTTTGCCTCATCCAGTGCCATGATCTGATCACGGAGTGAGGGTCCGGCATCCGCCTGCGGTGAAGCAGCCAGGATCGGGCGGGCTTTTTCCACCGTCATCTCCGGCATCGCCGCCAGCGTTGCCGCCAGTTGTTCACGACCGTTCGCTTCTTCACACGCCATAATGCGATCGGCTTCACTCTGCGTGGATGCCACCGGCTGCTGCGGTGCCGCCGCGGCCAGAATCGCCCGGGCCTGTTCAACGCTCATGCCCTGTTGTCCTGCCAGCATCGTGGCAAGCTGTTCACGTCCTTTCGCTTCCTGGCATGTCAGGATCCCCATCACTCGCTGGTTCTCCTGCGCGGCGGCTTCCGTTGCAGTTAATTGCGGCATAGTGCCTCCTCTGACATTACTGTTCAGCGCCGTGGCCATCACACTGATGGCATCCGACGCATTGACTAATTCATCCGCCAGCCCGGCATCAATGCCGGACTGACCTTCAAAAACGGCGGCCTCTGTTCCCGTGACGGCATCAACAGACAGACCGGTAAACATGGCCACTTTTTCGGCAAACATCCGGCGCGCCGCATCAATGCGCTGCTGCATGTCCTGGCGAACCTCTGCCGGTAAGGCTTCAAACTGATTGCCATCCACCTTGTGCGCCCCTGAGTAAATCAGCGTGATATCCACACCGGCCTGCGCCAGATGACCGGCATAGCTGACATGGCTCATCATCACGCCAATGGAGCCGATACGGGATGTCTGGGTAACCAGCCGTCGGGAGCAGGCCGACGCCAGCAGCATGGCTGCAGAACAGGCCGTGTCATTGCACAGTGCCCAGACCGGCTTCTGCTGACGGAGGCGGTAAATCATGTCAGCGCAGTCAAACGCGCCGGCGGCCTGCCCGCCCGGACTGTCAATGTCCAGCAGTATGCCCCGCACCTGGCTATCTGCCATTGCCTGCTGAAGACAGGCGACAATGCCGTCATAGCCAGTCATTCCGGAAAATGGCCGCATCCCCCCCAGCCGGTGCACCAGCGTGCCGGTCACCGGCAGTACCGCAATACCGTTCACCACCCGGTAAACACGGGCCGGTCGTTTACCTCCGGCCATGTACTCGTCCGTTTCAGCCAGCATTCCGGGAGCATCAAACTGTACCTGCTGTTGTGGTACCGAAAGACTTGATGCCCCCATCTCGCGCCCGAGCGCGCAAAAGAAAACCCGCGCATAGGCGGGCTCCAGAAGCAGCGGTTCATTGAATGCTGCGGCAATAATGTGTGAAAGATTACGTCTCACGGGGTGTTGTCTCCTCTTCCGGCCTGCGACTCTCCGCTATCTGCTGCTCATACGCCTGCGCTATCCACACCGGACGTGAGAGTCCGGCTTTTTGTCGCTCAGCAGATTCCCTGACCTGCTGGCGGAAAATGTCCTGATAATCCTCGCCCATCAGCGCCAGCTCTTTCTCATACGTGCTCAGTCCGGCCTCAATGCGCATCACCGATTCCTGAACCTCCTTGAGCCCGTCAATGGCCATTCTTCCGGCACCAATCCACTCAGCCCGTGACCAGGCTGATCGCGCCTGATAAAAATCAAAACGCGCCCATGGCGGACGAATAATCCCCCGAAGAAGTGCCTCTTCCAGCCAGCAGGAAAACATCTGCGTGGCCAGCCGGGACGCAATAAATTTTCGCCGCCCCATAAAATAGCGCCACGACTCATTGGCAGAGGCCCGGGCACTTGAATAACTGACCTTCGAGTAATCACGGGACAACTGTTCGTAGGAAACGCCAAGACCGGCGGCGATATACCGCAGCAGCGCCTGTTCAAGCGCAGAAAATCCATTGTCTGAATCCTGCGCAGTCTGAAGTTTCAGATCATCACCAGGGAAAAGGTGCGGAATTTTGACACCACCCAGCGTCACGCTATTCGTGTCATACCAGCTGGAGAACTTATCCAGAATATTAATAAGCGGATTATCCTTCTGCCCCTGCGGCGCACCGGCGATATATTCAAAGGCCTTTTCGGTATCAAGGTCACTTTCAATCGTCGCTGCATACATCGCCTTCACTATGGCCGACTGAAGCTGTGTTGCCTGCAGGGAATCGAGCATCTTCAGCCGTTCCATTACGCTGTAAAACTGATTGGCCCCACGGGTCTGCCCGTCCTCCACCGGCTCGAAAATATGCAGCATGGCCGGACGCCCGGTGGGAAGTTCACGCGGGATCCGTTCCCATCGTCCACTCCCGGAGAACGGAAAATCATCCTCACAGATATGGTACGCAACGGCACGACCATATCGATCGACCTCCACACCGGCCCGCAGAAAACGGTTCCCCATACCGTGTCCTGGCGTGTCCACCCGTTTCGGACTCACGGCTTTAAAACGCGTACGAAACAGTTGCGTGCTCTCCGTATCCCAGACCGGCTGCACAAAGATTTCGCCGTTAAACGCATGAACGCCCACACCTTCACGGATAAATTCCGTAAACGTGCGTTTCCCTTCCACGTCGATCTCGCCAGACATCCCTTCGGCGTATTCCGACCAGGCCGCCTCCACCTCATCGACAAAACTTTTTGCTGCAGTCTCCCGCATCCCCAGCCAGCGCCAGTTCGGACGGTAGCTGATCAGAAACATATGCCCGACAATATGATCCTTATGCAGGGCCACCGCATTGGCCGCTATCCCGTTATTGCGCACCAGATCATCTGCACGGGCATTCCCCAGACGCAACGCAGGCAACAGGGCCGCATCGGCACTCTGCGCCGGTGGCAACCACTCCGCCATTTGCCCGCCAAATCCTGCACCGCCACCGTTGTAGCTGAGGCTCTCCCGAAGCGGAACACCGTTCACATCAATCAGGACAGGCGTTCGTTTCATAACCTCACTCCCAGCGGACGACGGCGACGCCGGGTTGTCCCCAGTACCGACTCCGCATCATTGATCGCCCGGTTAAGCTCATCCAGAGAAGCCGCCGTATATTCAATTCTGCGACCATCTTTCTGGACAGACACCACCCGTTTACCGGTTAATAAATCAAGGCGCGCCTGACGCAGCGCCTGCAGTTCAGCGACTGTAACCATTCACTCCTCCGGACAGCTTCGCTGCCAGTTCTTTCAGGGTTGGCCGGGTCGTCTCTTCTTCCCGGGATTTTGCCAGTACAGCCAGATCAAGCTGCCAGCGTTGCACGGACACACGTAATGCCGCGTAGGCATACACCAGGCAGTCCAGCGCTTCGTTACGCCGCTTTTTGTTATCCCACAGCAGACGCATCTTTCCTTTTTCCCACTTCTCCACAAGCTCTTCCGCGACCAGTTGCTGCGCCTCTGTCTGCGAAAAAATCTCCGGATCATCAGGAAAACGGATGGCATACGACGTGGCTTCATCCGCAGGAGTGGGATCGGCTTTCATACGGGCATAGAGAATTTCTTTTGCGGTGTCCGTCCCCACTTCACACAGATACACGCCCCGCTGATTGCGGGTTTTCGGCATGGTGATCACCGGCTTGCCATAGACAGATGCGCCTTTTACCGGCAGCACCCGGAAAACACCGTGTTTTTTTGACCTCTGATAGACAATTTCACCATCGATCCCCCCGGTGTCCCAGCAGACACGGGAAATGGTCATTTCGGTTCCGTCTGCATGGCAGTATTTTTTGTTGATCGCCGCATCCACACGTAACAGCGTCTCTTCCTCATCGGGACGGCCCATAATGATGATTTTATCCACCAGAAAAGCTTCCTCTCCCGGTGCCCATCCCCAGACATACATCTCAAAACGGTTTCGCTGCGAGTCAATGCCCGCCGTCAGATAAACCACCCGGGCAGGTACCGCCGCCGTGTAATGCACGACCTTATCCATCAGTACCTGGTGATCGAGTTTTTCGCCCACGGCTTCTTCCCAGGTCTCGCCCAGCGTGGTGTTCACAAAGGTTTTCAGGCCGTTGGGATCTTTCAGTGCATCCAGCCAGTCATAGACTATCTGTACCCAGGTGGTAAACGGACTGTACGCCGTCCAGATATGGAACGTGATGGAGCGCGGCGGCGGAATTTCATCACCCCGGGCGCTGAAAAACGTCAGACCGTCACGGGTCCACATGCCCGTGTTTTCACAGATCCACCGCCCGTTGCTCTGGTCCAGTTCAGACTGATGGATCACGCAGCCATGATGTTCACAGAGGTAGAAAACACTTTCGGGGCTGTCCTTCTCCCATTTAAGCCCAAAAGGCGTGGACTCATCGCCAAATTTCAGATACTGCGCCTCCCCACAGTGCGGGCAGGGCACATAAAAACGCATAAAATGCGCCGACTCGTTAGCGGCTTTTTCGATCTGGCAGGTGCCTTTGATTTTAGGCGTCGAGCCGCGAATGGATTTTGGCCACACCGACCCCTCAATACGCTTATCCCCCAGCAGGGTTGGCGAGCCCTCTTTTTCGACATCCGGCTCGAACGAGGAAAGTTCGTCATAGCAGACCACGTCCACGGATTTTTCACGGTAGTTTTTGGCGGCAGCGCCGCCCAGGCACCAGAAACCGACGCCCGATGAAAAGCGTTTCAGCGTGAGGGTATTATCACGATGTTTACGCCCAAACCACGGTGCAAGATCGAGTAAAACCGGCACATCCCTGATCGTGGGTTCCACATGAGATTTCATAAAATCTTCAGCAGCAGAATCCGTGGGCTGGAAAAGAAGGCTGTTGCGTGATTTATGCTCAATAAAATAAGCCTCCACTCCCAGCAACATCTTTGTATAACCAACACGGGCAGATTTAATCAGATTAACAGTGCGGATCCGGTCATTCCCCATGCTGTTCATGATGGCAACCTGAAACGGCAGTGTTTCCCACCGCCCCGGGGTGTAAGATGACTCTTTCGGAAGGTAATAATGTCGATCTGCCCACTGAACTGTCGTCAGAGGGACAGGAATTTTTAGCGCAAGGAGGCCGGTTGCTATCGCTCCTGCAGAATTAGCCGCCCTCAGTTCGTCTGAAATCATCAATCCACCTGCGCACATTCTCACCGGCTTCAGAAGCCACATCGGATGCTTTCGCGATTTCAGTTTTCACAGCATCAAGATGTGCGGGTGATATATCAGGGTATTTACGCTGCAGTGTCTGAGGGACACGGACAAGGCTCCCTGATATATTCTGTGCCACTCGCTGAAAGATGTAGGTAAATAACTCCGTCTCGAGGACAAGGCCTTCCTCACGAGCATTTTTCAGCTCCTGTGCATCGGCCTGTGCCTTCGTCAGTCGGTAACGTTCGTAATCAATGGTGCCGGGCTGAAGGTCTGATTCGCTGGCAGCCCTCAAATCCTCGATCTCTTTACGGAGTTTTTCGTTTTCAATATCAGCTTCCCTCTGCGCATACCACTGAATGGCAGCAGTTGTATCAAAAACTGATTCAGTCCCTTTCCCTCCACCAGAAACTAGTGGTAACCCCTGACTCTGCCAGGCGGTGATGGTCCTGACATCAACGCCAAAAATATCGGCCAGTTTTTTCTTATTGACGTTCATACACTCCCCCGGGAACCAGAAAGGATCTGAAAATGGCGTTTTCTAACAAAAACAGCCTTTGTCAGATCCTTTTATATTTTTAAAATTCTATTGATAATCAAACAGTTAAAAAAAGAAGAACGGATCTGATTTTTCCCTAAAAATTTTCATAAATAGCGAAAACCCGCGAGGTCGCCGCCCCGTAGCCTGCCGGATCGCCGGAAAGGACCCAATAAAATGATAATAATTATCATTTATATAAATACCATCACACATCCCACGTACACCATAAAACCACGACAAATAATCAATTTTGTCCAAGTCATGCATTAATTGATCTGTGTCAACTTAACGTAAAGACATCTTAAGACAATACAAATCAGCAGCACTGAACACGGAAAAACACAATGTCATCAAAAAATAAAGCTTCCCAAACCAGATGATTAATCAAATCCATATTGCCCTTGAACGTAAGGGATCGGGTAATTTTTCGGCATGGGTTATTGAAGCCTGCAGGAGAAGGCTGGCAACAGATGCAAAGCACCTGCGCCCGGCCAGCATGAAAAATAACGAGAAATGAACGTTCGGTTACAGGAACCGGTAGCTACTGTCTTCTAACAATATTTCATCTTCATATCCGGCGAAACAAGACTTTACCCTGCAGGGATGTACTGAATAGCAACAGAGTGATAATTAACTTCTGATAAAATAATCAGGGTGCTGAAGGACTAAAGATAAATGTTTTCTTCACGCCTTTACGCGGCTTGTCCTTCTCAAATCGCCATTTTGCCATCGCCTTTACAACCTGCTCATCAAACAGATGGTGCGGCTCTGAACGGATAAACTCAATTCGGGTGACAGTACCATCAGCACCAATATCAAACTTCACATCAACCCGTCCCTTTATATAATTTGCCGCGGCATAGGCCGGATATTGTGGTAATGCCTTAACCAACTGTCGAGGCATATCTGTTTTATGTTGCGTACAGCCCATAACCAAAGAAGACAACAAAATAATTAACGGAAGATTTCTTTTCATTTTTATTCCCGGCATAGATAAGAATAAGTCTTATTCTAACAATGCAGCCCTGTCGGTCATCAATCCTCTGCTTAATGGCAATGACAATTATCCGACTTAAATCACAAATCAGACACATGACATAACAGAGCTTGCGAGGTAACACATCGTCCGGTTTCTTCCACCATCGCACCGGACCAGCGACCATGAGGGGACAACGCCGCGCTCCGTTAACACGGTAAACCCCGGTGTGTATCGTTTTTGATTATCCCCGCACACTCGCGCAGAGGAGTCTCCCTCTCGGGCTGTGGTCTCTGTTGATGCGGGAATACGGCGACGATACAGTGCATAGTTATGTCAGGCTAAAATGCCTTTATCAAATCTGGGTAACGCAATCTGCCATTGTTGGCTCCGGTTGTGGTGATGATGTCAAGCAAGCCCATCTTGACTATCTCAACTAGTCGATTCATGACATATGTCACATTTATACCAACCAGATCATTGCGTTGAGTTTACAACTCAATAATTCTTGGTTGGACGTCAAGTTTTGACGGTATTCGGGTGGCAGTTGATAGCAATCTTGGAACCGTCCACCTAATAGCTGCTTGTGTGGCGTTTAAATTGTGGAGTGCTCGCAACAGAACTTTTCTTTCTTGTTTGCGAGCGATGTTTAGCAACTTTTAAGAGAGTTAAGTCATGGAGTTTTTGAAAGAGCATCATTTGCCTTCAATAATTTTTGGAATTTTTTCCGCCATTTTTTGGATTATTTCATGTTTTGCATCTTCCAAAGAACACCCACCAAAAACGGAACAAGGCAGTTTCTCATCACTGGGTTGTTTTAAAGCCATTGAAATACAAAGTAAATGGAATAAACGGGCTGCTTTTTGCGCAGCGTTAGCTGTTCTTGCTCAAGTATTTAGCTTTTAGTTTCAAAAGTGTAAATCAGAACCACTCGTATAGCGGGTGGTTCTCTGTTTTATTCGTGTTGCGACTAAAACTAACTAAAATCACGCATATGAAAGATAATGGGAAAATTATCGCTATCATCGAAGGCATTGCGTCCTAATGTACTCCTGCAAGTAGTTAACCTGCGCGGTTATCCTGTCGATTCCACTTCGGAGACGGTAATAATTGAGTTCAGCATCTGCTGTAAGTCCTGGGGTTTCTCCATTGCCCATGCCGCTGGCTCCGGTCGTTGACTTTGCACAGGTGGCGGCGACTTGCAGGCGCTTACGCCCAGCAGAAACATCAGCACGGAGACTTTCGATAGTCGCATTAGCATCAGCAAGCTCCTTTGTGTATCTGGCGTCAAGTTCTGCTACATCACGTTGCCGCTTCTGCATATCAGCGATGATGGATGTGGCTTTATCGCGCTGCTCTTTGTAGGCGATGGCGTTATCACGGTAATGATTAACAGCCCATGAAAGGCAGACGATGAGGCAGATGACCAGAACGTAGATAATCGCGGTTACTCTGCTCATTGTTGCCCCCACAAACAGACTTCACGCTCAATCTCACGGCGAGTCATCAGCCCTTTCCATTGCTTACCGCCAGCGTATGTCCAGCGCCGTAGCTGATCACATGCGCCTTTGATATCGCCCTGGTTTATTTTGCGAAGAAGCGTCGATGTTCTGAAATTGCCAGCGCCCACGTTGTAAACGAACGAGTAAAGAGCGCCGCGCGTTGTTTCCGGTATATCGACGTTGATGTACGGGTTTATTTGTCTGGCGACCGTGGCAAGGTCTTTATTCAGGAGGGCTTTGCATTCTGCTTCGGTATACGTTTTACCGGGCATGATGTCTTTTCCGGTGTGTCCGTGACATACAGTCCATACGCCAACGATATCTTCGTATGGTATGTAGCTGACACCTTCCTGGCCATCGTCACCACTCGGACCAGTGATGAGCACAGACGCTATGGCAACAGCCCCACCACCAATAGCAGCAGCAACAGCCTTGCGTAATGATGGCGACATTATTCACCTCTCGCAGCCTTACGCTTATCTTCTTTAATCTTGAAATAAAGGTTTGTCAGATACGTCAGCAAGCCAAACACCAGGCTACCCAATACGCCTATTGCCACCCACTGGGATGGGGAGACTTTGTCCAGCAACTGCAGTAGCCAGTATCCCGTCCCCACCGCTGACGTGGTGTATGACACACCTGTTGT